TAATGCCATAACACTAACTCCTTTTTATAATTTCAACTTTTGAACTTATACGCCATAAAAGATTGTAGAATATCCACCACCAGAATTCGTCAAACTCAATCCCGACCTACAAGCAATAGGTACGCTAGGCATTATCTGTAAATGCTCTAAGGCACTCATTACTATAGGACCTAATATAGTAGATGCACTATCTACAATAGTTATCGTACATGCAGCACTAGCATAGATATTAGCACCGATAAATGAGCAAGCTCCAGTAGATACTGTCATACTTGCTTTTGCTGTGCTTTTATAAAACCCATTATTCTTTGACATCATATTCTCCTATTAATTGTAATTGTATAAAGGGTCACCTGTAGTCGCATAAGGGTCTAGCCAAGGTTCGCCAACAGCGTAACCCCCCTGACCTCTAAACTCCATAGCTTCAGGCTCCCAATCAATATCTCCTTCAGCCTTAACTGAATCTTGCAACAGTCCTAGAAAACGAGCAAGCCATATAGGTACATCATTGTACTCTTCAAAATGTAGATATCCTTCCAGTATAGCAGCTGATATCAACACCTGGTCTTTATTCTCAAACTGCGTAGCTGTTGATGCTGCAGTCAAGTCTTCAGCCCATTGTGGATATCTGATGTATACGTCGTAAGCTGCATCTGGTATTTTAAAAAGCTCAAGATTGTTACCCCAACGAATGTAGATATTAGGTCTTGCACTTTCAAAATTAGAAGGGAAGGGATATTTCTGGTCAAACCATCTTGGAGATTTTCTAGTAAGTATCCTAGAGTTTTCTCCATCTATAAGCCTGACTGATTGTATATCTTTAGGGCGTGTTAATCCTAGATTATTTGTACCAGTTACTAAAGGATACTTAGCGACATCAGCAACTGTAGCAGCTGATTCTTGTATTGTATTGAGCTCATGGAAACTGTAGTATCGTGCCATACGTTGTTGTCCCCAGTTGAGGAAATCTAAACATCTATCCCCAAGAAGAGCTCCAGATATAGCAGCAGCATTTGAGCTCTTACCTAAGGCGTCTGCTACAATCGTTACCATCTGTGATGCTGTTTTAGACATTAGTTGCCTCCTTGTGGACTAGGAAGAGCCTCCGAAGCTCGTTGTAAATACCTCTGTCCTATAGGACCAAGGTGCTTACTTAGGTTACCATCTCCTGCAAGAGCTTTCTTCTTAGCCTTATTTACATTACCAATACCTTGATGCCATACAGTTGCAATGAGAGCAGGTGTAGGTGCAATACCTATACCAGCAATCTGACGCTGGACTACTTTAGTACCAGCACTAGCAACTTGTCTATCAAGACCTTCTTCTAAAGCAGCACGTTCAAAAGACACATTTTTAAATTCTGGAAATGCCTTCTGTATATCTGCATATAAAGCAGGTGTAATTTGATAAGTACCAAGAGCTCCATCGGAGTTAGGTGTACGAGCTTTCTCATTCGTACCTCCAGAACTTTCTTCCTGAGCTAGAAAAGTTGTGAGTTCGTTTCCCATAATTCTCCTATGCGTTAATCTTAACCCAGACTGAAGTACCAGTATTAATGTAAGCATCATCATTAGTTTCATCATATGCAAGTGCTCCAACAACTCCTGATGTTACTGTACCATTAGGACTAGCAGTTGTTACTAATACTCTTGAAAAGATGTTAGGTCTTCCACCAAACGCCTTTTTTATAATAGCACCTTTAACTCCAACATTACTAAAACCACCTACTTGACTATTATCAGCCATGCTATCCTCCTATGTTATTTAGTTTGTCGCCGAACTCTTTGCCCTACTGCATGTTTCTTACTCTTCTCAAAGAAAGGTTGCTTAAGTACAGCATTTGATTTCATAAGTTTTTCAGCAGTTTCTAGCTTGCCCCTCATAATCATCTCATGTCTTTGCATTTCCTCAGGAGTTAATGTAATAACATTAGCTCCAGCCTTAAGTTGATTTTCTAACATACCTAGTTGTATGTGTATTCCCACAGTCTCTCTTTTAATACCTCTATGATTTAACCATACATCGAAGTGAGCAAAGTAGCTAAGTTTCTTTTCCATAACCTCATCAGCGAACCAGCTATCTGTTGGTGCTTGTGTATCGCACTTGAACCAAGGCTTCTTTATCTTATTGAATATGGATGTTTTCATTAGAGTAAAACCGAAGGGAATAAGGTCTACAGGTTGAAGACCTACTCTCTGTTCGATAGGTACTTCGTATAACCTTGCAGGACCTTTTAATATAGGTTGGTCAGATACTTTTGTCTTGATGTCGTATCTGCGGAATGCACACATAGCGTGTGGAAAACCGCTTGTATGCATTATACCCCCAACAACATCTTTATCTGCATCTAGTAAAGCTAATAAATCTTTTGCTTTAACATCGTAGATATCGTCATCCATAAATAAGATATGAGTACATCCACTGTCAATAGCAAACTGTGCAAGCTCTTCCTCTGCCATATGCACGGGTCTGCGATATGCAAATTTAAAGCCTACATGAAATTTTCTATCTGTCTCATTGTATGTCATGAGGTCTGTCCAGAACTCTAGGAAGCTTGTTGCAAATTCATGCGTCCACGCAAGTATAGGAACTGCGATGAGTATCTTAGGTATTATTTTCGCCTGTGTTTTCTTTGCCTTCTTCGCCATGATTATTCTCCGTTCTAATTGAGGGGAAGGATTACTCCCTCCCCTCAGGTTTAGTTACTAGGGTGCAATCTGAACAAATGCAACACCTCTTTGACTAGCTGTGATTATTGACATTGTAAAGCCAATAGGAATACCAGTGGTTGCAACAGGGGCAGAAACAGCTCCTGTAGCCCCAGGAATTAATGCTAAGCCAGCAGCAACTGCGCCACCTTTAACGCTAGCAGGTCCCCAAGTTTGTAACCAGCAGTAATCCCCACTTGAGACTGCAACTGGTGCAAAACCTACAGATACTCCAGCAGCTGCTGTTTGTTGCTGAACATTAGCATATGCATTCTGAGTAATAGTCCACTCATCAGTTACATTTGCTATTTTCTCTAACCTGTCGTATAACTCGACGTTCATGTCAGAGGTTCCAGCAGCATTAACAGGATTACTTTTAATCCTGTAGTAATGTCCCATGTTAGCTGCAGTACCACTTTGTGAGATAAGATTACCCTCAGCAAAGAAGTCTGCAGTGACTGCAGTAGCTGCATAGAATGCAAATACTTTACCACCTGCAGGACTTGCTAATCCAGCTGTAACACTATTAAGCGTTACGGCTTTTGTTTCTAGAAGGTCTCCAGCTGCTAATGCTGCACCAGCTTTTGCGTAGCGGAAAACTCTATCCCCTACAACCTTACGAGAACCCAAGTCTGCAAGCTTTATTGCAGAGGTATCATAGATACTCTGTCCACCCTGAGGTGTAGATACCTGGTCTCCTCTCCAATTTACTTTGCCAGAATCTTCCACCTGACCTTGATTTCTAACTGTAATTCTACTCATTATAACATCTCCTTTTGGTTTTGGCTACCTCAGACTCTCATTGGCTTGAGAGCAGGATTAAGCTGCTTGTCCTGTAATGATACCATGACATCGCCGTTTATCCATCCATGTGTTACCCCTTTGTACAATCTGTGTAACAACATCTTCATACTGGTTAGGTATGTGCTTCCAAGGACCCATTGTCATATTAACTGCAGGGTCTATACTGAACCCATAATGACGTCTGTCCAAGAAGTAGGTATAACCTGTAGTACATTTAGGACTCCAAATCCAAATACGTCCTTTGAATGTAATATGGTCAAGACCTAGATTAACAGCTTCTTTATTCACAACTCTAACTCTTTCAAGAGCCTCAGCCTCACCAAGTTCGTGAGTAGTCTGGTCACTAATCATCAGGTCAATCTTTCCCCAACGTTCACAAGTGTTCATCAAGTTAGTCATATCGCTTTCGCCATAGACACTGAATGCACCACTAGATGTTTTTTGCTGATTTCTCCAGTAGTGATTTCCACCTGAATCGACAGCTGTTGATTGATTGATACCATGAATAGTGGCACTCGTACTAGGTGCATCATCAACAAGGTATTGTAAACCATTGTAATCATCTACACTAGCTCCACCCTTGTCAGCCCACAATGCATCTTCTACTTTTTCCATCAGTGTATCTCTAGTACCATCTAACTTACTATTCATAAGCTTGATATGTCTAGACTTGCTTCCGCCATTAACCTTATCATCTTCCCAGTATCTAACAATTTGGTCTCCCAAATTCTTGTATGAATCATATGCCACAGTAAGTGGGTCATAGTCTGTGATTGTAAAGGTGGCACCTTTGGAGAAGAACTTACTTGTAGTAGTCTTCTTTACACGTAGAGGGATTTCAAACCTTCTACCATCAGTACCTTCCATCTTAATCATCCCCTTGGATTTCATAAGCTGGAGCAAGCGGTTTTCCTCGAATATCTGGTCGATGTCTTTTGAGCGTCTCTTTGCCCAAGTCGTCGTATACAGACTGTTTAATGTTTCGGTAATTGTTGACATTGGAAAACCTCCTAAGTTTAACCTATCGGAATGTTATCCAAAGCTTCTTCGACTTCAGCAAAAGCCTCATTAGCGATTTCCTCATTGCTCATATTACTGAGCTTTTCTAAACTTGAAGCATCCGCACCTGGTCTTTCATTGGTTGAGCGTCTTGATGCAGCTTGCTCTTCCTTTGTAGGAACCTTGTGTATTGCCTTAATAGACTCTTTCGCAGTTAGATATAACTGCTCTAAGCTCTTATCGGCATGTTTCGGGTCTAAGGATAGACCATACATTGTAGGACGGTAAGTCTCAAAATCTTCATGAGCGCTTGCGAATGCAGCAACTGCTCGTTTATTCTTAGCAGACTTTGCATCCTTTGCATCAGCTTCCTTCTGGGATAATGTGCCATTGATTTCATCTTTGGCAGTCTTAACAGCTAAGTCAAATATCTCTTTCTTAGTCATGCTTTCGAACTTATCCTCAGGAATAACTGGCTTCTCATCTTCTGGTTTCTTTTCAACAGGTTTGTCACCTGCATCTAGAAACTTTTGATACTCTGGTGTAAGAACTTCCATCCGTACATCTTCTAGGTCTTTTTCAAGTTTATCGCTACGGGCTAAAGCTGTGTCTAAATCTGCTTTAGATACCATCTCTTCATCGCCTGTTGGGTTGTTTGGTTCATCTGTCATCGCCTATTCCTCCTTGTTGGGCACATCTGCATGCGCACGTACTTGTTTATGCCTACGTAGTCTATAACCTCTTGATATAGCGTTCATAGCGTTTTTCACTAGTCTGCCATTCCAAAATCCATTGAAGTCTACCTCAGGTCTTTCGCCATGTTTCATTGTGAGGATTATACTTCTATCCTCTTCCATTCTAGCGTTGATGCTACCGCTAAGTTCTTGTGATAAATCTCTTGCATTAAGTTCAGGCTCTACAACAACTGGTGTTTCAACTTCAGCCTTCTCTTTCATTTTCTCTGTAACGTATTCCATTATTTTGCCCTCTCATGTTTTCCAGGTCCTCGCAGGTCTTTCTTCACATCAGTCTGAAGCATAAGCCCACGTTTGTCTAACTCATGTTTGAAGTGTTCTTTACTCTCTACCTTTACTACGTTATCAGCAATGCCGAAGTGGTAACCTACACCACTGCTGTCATGAGCATTACGACGCTCACTACTACGTTGTGCGAGCTCTTGTCGAGCACTACGGCTGGTCTTTGCTTTCTCAGCAAGGTGTGTGTCATAACCCCTACTTGATAAATCTCTACTTCCTCTAGCCATTTAATCCTCCAAAGTTACTTTGTCCTTGTCCTTGCTTTCTGATAAAGTCTGAGAATAGCATAGCTTTCTCTGGACTTCTACCAGCTCCTTCATCTTGAGGCATTAACATTTTAGGGTCTAACCAATCAAATGTCTTACCCCACTGTTGTACGATGTATTGCATGTTTATGCCAGGAACTCTCTGTGATATCTCTATAAACTTTTCTGCATCAGCTCTACGAGTTTGTGCATTTTGAGGAAGAGCTTCTTCAGGGTCTATACCATAATGGAACTCACCTTTAATTTCTTCCCCTGTAAAGCGTACCCAATATCGAACACCATCATCTCCAACAATATCTATTATACGTTCAGCATTCCAATTCTTAAATATGATTTGATTGGTGCTACGCATGATACTTTCTAAATGGTCTGCCATTATATCCCTGCGTTCATCAATGCGAATAGCAGAAGCAGCTCTTACAATCTCAGCTTCGTGTGCTGTTCGTCTCCCGCTTGACTCCTCGAAGGAGCCCATTTGATTTCGGGAGAAGCCTACGATTTCTCGCACGTCTTCTCGAACCTCACGAGCATATGATATAAGGTCTGGAGGAATGTGAGATTGTAAGAATGCTACCTGTTTTCTAATATCACCTTGAGGTCCAACATCAACTCTAGCAACAGCTTTAACGTCACCATCTAGAAGTTTAGCAAGCTCATCTGCAGGCATGTTCTTATCTACAATCATCTTAAGTAAGCCTACTCTTCTATGTTTCCTAGCCATTGTTCGTATATCATTTATCTCAGCTTGTTGCACTTCTATCAAGCGAGCATCTGGTGTCCACCAAAAGTAATCGGGGTCCTCATTAAAACCTAAAGTCTTAGCAGGTAAGCCTTCAATCTGTAATTCATCAACCTCTAATCTAAGGAACTTATCATGATCTAAACTTAAAGCCATAACCTTCCCTGTACGTTTATCATGAATCTCCCATAATTCTACCCAGGCATTATCGCCATCCTTTTCGCTATGTTGTGATTTGCTATTGGATGTCCCGTCGGTACTGCCGTCGAGTTTCGTATGATAAGCTCCTTTTAAATCTGCTTTGTGTGTATACAGAGGAGACTCTTTAACATCACGAAGAGGTCTCATCTTACGCATAGCAAACCAACGTGCTTCCTCAAATCTTCTTGTACCCCAAGGTACTATAAAATCTTCTGGACTGCATCGAAGATACCAAGGCATTCCATTCTTAACTTCATCAGTATATTCTATTTGCTCGCCCTTCTTACCATATTGAGTAAGTCCACTATCTGCAAACTCACTGCCTACTGTGAACTTAGGATTAAATCCATACTCGCTATCGTAGCCCATGATACCAGGACCTCTACCCATAAGGTAGGAGTCAAGTACGTTGGACTTAAGCTGCTGTTTCAATCCCATCTCTTTAATAACATAGTTATCTATACGTTCTAACATCATAGCATGAGCAGCAAATCCAGGACGCTTAGGTGATATCGCTACCTTAGGGTTACGGAAATATACCTGGGGTACAACACTACGACCTACAGCATATATCATATTGACAGGTACAATACCATCTGCCCAAAGACCTCTATACATGTTCTTATAATTTGTCCACGCTTTAGCCTTACCATAGATAGTTCTATAACGGACACCAGCTTTAATCTCATCTTTCCACCATTGAAGCTGTCCCTTTGTGCTCTTAGGAGGATTTACATTATCGACTTTATCATCAATCATTATGAGCCTCCGTTATTCTACGTTTGTTCTCAGCTGCATCTTTAGGTCTAACCATTCCAAGCTTCTCCATATTCTTCCACTTCTTGTCTGATATCTTACGCTTAATTTCTTTCTTCATGACATTAACGCCTCCGTAAACTTATTCTTAGAAGGTTTAGTTAGCTTTGTTCTAGCTTCTTTAAGAAACTTCCTAAATACTTTTGGGTGTGCTGCTACGAGCTTTGCTTGCTTAGCATTTTTGAACTTCATGGGAATATTCCTTTGTTTTTACCTGGCTGTTCTGTTTCTTACCAGACAGTCTGTATTGTTCAACACGGCGGTATTTTTATTACCAATGCTGTCTGTAGTGTTTCCAAGGCGATTCATCAACTCATTGCTAGCACCCAACGACCCTTGGATAGCTCTCGGTATTTCGCCTTGTGGTCAATCTTCTTCCAGTAGCACTTGTGTAGTCTTCTGTAGCCATGTAGGACTTCCCCTTCAAAGTATGTCCATCCATTCCTCTTTGCAATTTCAATTTTTGAACTTGCGTTATTCACTCCAGCTCCAGTGGTCGCTACCAACATCGGCAAACGGGTCTGTGACGCCAATAAGGAAGTCGTCGGTCTCACTCTCCTTGAAAGGACTGGGGTTGACAGAAGGATTACCAAGTATATCAAAGCTCTTCTCTTTGCTCCATAGGCTTTCTAAAAGGGCGTCTGCACTACCAACGACAACACCGTCTTGGTCTGGTCGCTTTGCGAGGATTCGAGGTAAAGGTTCTCCTGGTCTTGCAAGTTGTATCTGGTAGGCAGCAGTATCTAAGAGGTCCTTTTTGCAAAGCTTGTTACTAGGTATGTACTCAGTCCATTCACTTATCCATTCTTTATGTTCTTCCTTACAATGGATTGCATGGCTTGAGCCCAATGGCTCTAGTCCTAGTATCCTCAAGTCCTTAGCTTTATTCCCGTCAGGTAACATCTGTGTAATATTCATACGAGGTATCTTTCCCTCGTCCATAAATTCACGTGCAAAATGTGCCAGCGACTTCTGGTAGTAAACTGTTTCTATGCCTATCCTCTCTGGGCTGTAGTGCTTCCAATGGTTCGCAACTGCGTAGAGTAACTCGGAGGGGTTAAGCCTGGCATAGGTATATCCGAGAATCCACATGTGATGCTTATCACACCAGCCACACGTGAGTATTGCACTGTTGCAAGCACCCTTCTTCCTAGCGTTATCCTCATCCCATCCAGCGACATCAACGGTTGTGAAGATACGCATGGTAGGAGGTAGCTCACTGTCATACTTGTAGAACTGGAGCCAGCTCGGCTTGAAGATAACCTGGTCAGGACTACTGGGCAAGAGTAAGTACTGGGTTGCAAACATGTAAGGTCCTTGCCCATCAGCTATAACTTGAAGTTGTTCATGATCGTAGCACTCAGACCAGGTTGGTTCACATTCATGCCAGTCAAAGCCCTCAGGCAGTTCCTTGCCTCTGAGGAATTCGTCGGGTATCTTTACACATGCACGGCGAAACTTCACATACGAGGGTTCGTTCTCCCATATGTAATCTACAAGGTCATGCTTAGCCCATCTAGTTCCCTGGTTATGGATACGTGTATGCTTCCCAGGTACGAGTAGCGAAGTGCATATTTTGTGCCAACCAATTGCTTTGTCAATATCCGCTTGATTTGGCTGAAGCTCTTTCCCGCTAAAATCATCTTTATTAGCATAAATGAGATCATCCTCAATAATAATATCGTAATGTCTTGAGGTGGAGCTACCACCGATACCTGCAGCTTCGAAGGTAGACTCGGTGAAGTTCTCAGGTCTATTGATACATGCGCTTTGGTTATTCCATTTGACCTTTTTGAAATTTGTAGGTATGCATTCAGGGAATAAGATTTGCATAGCGATGTTCGATTCATAGGTCATCCTTATCAAGCTAATCATTTTCTCTGCATTACCTATGACGTACGATGCGATTAATATTCTTATATTACGTCCTAGTCCATAAAATTTGTCCTCAGGGTCTATGCCCTGAGGGAATTCGTCAGCACCTTCTCGCTCTAGTGCTATCCATATGGAAAATGCGATTGTGCCTATCCAGGTCTTGACGAAAGAACGAGGCATTGTAGATTGCTTGCGATTCTCTGGTCCTTCAAGGAAGCGACAGAAAGGTCCATGCAGCTCAGGGGTGATGTCGTCGTATCCCATGACGGCTACGCAAAAGGAGAAGAAAGACGTGAGACATTTCTTCCTCAGTGCTGTGCGTTGCTTTTCTGACATTGTCTGCAAATCCATACGGCTTAGAACTCCTCTTGTATTCTAATGCGAGTTGTTGTCTTGATGTCCTCGGGTTCATAGGAGAGGGCTTTCTCAAATCGATTAGCCATCTTCTCTGTAACCTCTACGGTGACTTTAGTCTTCTCCGTGTGGCTCTTATAGCCAGCTCGGTCAAGTATGTCGGAGGCTGCAGCAGATGCAACCATCTCATTCGAGCTGTTACGCATCAGCGATATCTTCTTGTCAGCAGCAGTAAGTGCAGCTTTGTGCAAGAGTTCTTCTACTGGGTCTCCAGAGGTTAAGCGGTCTGTCTGCTTATCCATATATCGTGCTTCAAGCTCTGCCTTTAGAGTTCCAAGGCGACTTAGGTATAGTGGACTGTTGCGGATAATGCTGATGCGAGCGTCGCACATACCTAGCTCTGCTGCCATAGCTTTGCCAGACTTACCAGCCAAGTCCATACACATAATAACTTCCATCTTGGAATCGACACGTGTAGGTTGTGCCTTTATAGTATTCAAGCTCTTCAGTGCCTGTGGTTTTCTTAAGCCCATTGTGTTCTCCTAATGATGAAAGCGAACCCAAGACATACGCAACTGCATATGTCCGAGGCTCGCTTAGCTAAGCCCTTCAGGATAGTGACCATAAGCCACTGCCCTATTCTATATTGTTACACTAGATGATCAGTCGAGTGTAGTGAACACCCTCAGCGGAGGAGGGTTGTAAATTCAACTATTGAAAATATGGAAAGTTCAACTTATAACTTTCACTCTTAGTAGCATTATACCATACAATAAAGGTTGTGTCAAGCTAAAAGATTTGTTGTAACTTGTTTGATATCAATAGGTTAGGGAAGTGCCAAAAAATAATTTTTTTTGGGCAAGGTCTGCTTGCACGTGGAAGGAAAGAGAGTACAGCACGAAGTGCCAGAGGAGGGAACCTCAAAAGTTGTTTCCGACTTTTTTGGTCCTATTAAACATGTTATATCGGCTCGGGGAGGATGGGGCGGTGGCACTTTTGGCACAGGGGCGGTGTGTGCTGTGTGTGTTGTGTGCAACCTCGGAATAATTGTCAATAAATACTTTCAAATTTGTTGTAACCTATTGCAACGCAACACGTTAGGGCAGATTTATTCCCTTGACAATATCCATATAAGAGTTATAATGGTTACAGTGGCGGAAACACAACACAAGCCACAATCGTTATTTGACATAGGCTGTAATTGACCACACACACAAGGAGCATATATTATGCAACTAATAGAGTCTAGTGGTAATTACACAGTAAAAGAAACGGGAGCTTCAGTTAGTTATACTTACGAGTATAAAGCTTTCGATAGT